GAATATCGTTATTAATGGAAAAAAATGAAGTAATAAAAATAGAAATATATAATGGTTCAAAAGATAAAGGGGAATCATTTGAAGTAAAAATGAATAATCCAATTAGATTAAATACATTATTAGATAATGCTTTAAAGGGTCAAGGTTTTGATTTATTTAGTAATTATAATCCAATTACAGCAAATTGTCAAATATGGATCAATGGATTAATGCAGTATAATGATTTGTATAAATATAATCCAAATTTGAAACAATTTATAATGCAAGATTATACAACATTACAGAAGAATTTACCATCATTTGGTCGTAAATTAGCCGATGTAGGTATTTCTCTGGCAAAAAGATGGAATATATTAACAAAAGGAGCAGGTTTAGATACTTCAATACATCAAAGTTTAGTTTAATTTTTTAAAGAAACTACGTCCCATATACTTTTTGGCATACTTAAATATTTCAGCCGATGGAATTGTTTCAGGTTCATTAAATCCATAATTAGGATTATTGACAATAAAAATAATAGCAGACCATAAACTTCCAGATACTTGCATAGTTGTTGCTTGTGTGTATTTAAAACCGAATTTTCTAACATCTTCAATACTACAAACAGTCCCAGCCCAATATTCATCACCATTTTCAAATTTCATTAATGCACCAATACTATCAAAACCACCATCTTTAATATCTTTATTTTGTAATACATAATAATCTTCTAATGGTTTATAATTATTATCTCTAAATCTATCAGTGCTATTTAAAGCGATATCGGATGGACGATATACATACATAATTGTAGGTGCTTCATTTTTATACTGAAAAAATCTACTCATGCTAAATATTTCAGCATGAGGAACTAACATACCTTCATAATCGAATGGATTACCATCATAATCTAAAGTATGACTTTTTTTAGTTATATCCATACCTCTAACAGGTAAAAATCTAATGTGTGTATCATGTAATCCATCAGTAGGTTTGATTGCTACATTTTTTAATGCTTCTAAATCATTATTATTTAATGATAACATACAATAATCAGCAAACTCAGATTGTGCTCCCAAACAACTCCAAGTATTGTAAAAACAGTTTTTTTTAGGTTTAATATCAGTTTTTTGTGAGTCATATTCTACAATTAATACTTCTTTTAATCCTAATTCGTAACCTAATTTAGCATAATTACCTTTTATTAAATGTTTATTTTTTAATTTTGCATATTCTTTCAATCCTAATTTACAATATTCTTGACACATTCCAGGGTTCATGCCTAAATTTACAATCCTTGTTTTTTTTGTATTTTTCAATAATTGATCAACAACTAATTCACGATGATATAATGTATTATGTTTAAAATCATCATAATTTTTAGATAATTCAGAACCTCTACTATCATCATGAAACTCTTCCCAATTTTCAACACTTGTATTTATATAAAATGAACCTTTATCTTTACAAACTTTTAAAATCATAATAGAATCAACTTCAACAGATAAATCAATAACTAACGTTTTATCATCAATATCCTTTAATAAATTTTTATGATTATCTTTTGTAATTGCTTTTTTAATATGTAATGCTTTTCTATTTACAAATAAATCATTATGAACATCTTTAGGTTCAATAATTGTAAATGGTATATTTAAGAATGCTTTTTCATGATTAAATATTTCTAATAAACTTGTAGCGACTGCTCCAAAACCAATAAAATAAATTTGATTTATCATATAATATAAATATAATATTATATGAGATAATTAATAAATTCACAATATTTTATAAGATACATCTTACTATTTTTATTGTCTCCACCATACACCTTTTTTATATTATCTTTATTTTGTTTTATATAATCTTTTATTTTACTAACAGGAATTATAAATATTTTATCATTTGATATTTTAATACAATAATAATCTGATTTAGTTGTTTTAATTCCACTTCTATGACCTTTATATTTATATTCAATACATAAATTACCAGTTCTATTTGCCATTTTATCATTTTTACATTCGTATTTAATATCATTAATCATAAAATCATAATCACTAAACACTTCTAATGGACATATATTTATAGTATCACCATCTTTTTTTAATCTTTCAATCATTTCTTTTTCGAAATCTTTGCCATCTTTTAAATCATTAATAAAAACCATTTCTATATTATTATTATAGAAAAAAATTTAAAAAATCATTATTATATTTTAAATAAAAATAACATTTAATATTATATATAGAATGTCTAATATAGAGACCCAAGCCGTAAAACAAAAAATTTATAGAGAACGTAAAAAGATTGAAGACCCTAATTATTTAAAAGAACAAGCATTAAAAAAGAAATTATATCGACAAAAAAAGAAACAAGAGATGGTGGTAGGTGATAATATGTTAGCAAAAACAGATTTACAAACGGTTTTTAGTAATTTGAAAACAAGAAAAGATAAACCATTATCACAAATAAGTATTAATAATTATATTGCTAAATTAAATAAATTATCACATATGGTATTAGGTCATGATTATATTAATTATGAATTCTTAAAAAATCCATCAAAAGTATTAGAGATTATTAAGCATTCTGACTTAAAATCTAAAAAAGATTATATTACTCCTATTATAAAAATATTACAATCTAATAATGTTTCTGAAGATATTATAAAACAATACAGAACTAATTTAGGCGAACAAAAAGAACACGAAGACAAAAAACGGGGTGATAATTTATTACAAAAGAAAAAAGATAAAGATAATGCGATGTCATTAGATGATATTAATAAAAAATATGATGCTTATTCAATTTATGATAATGATAAGATTAATCCTAATAAATTAATTTATAAATTAATAGTTGCATTTTATTTTAAGGATAATTTAATTCCAAGAAATGATATACCATTAATGAAAATAGCAAGCGAAAAGAAAAAAGATTTAAATTCGTCATATAATTATATTATATTAAAAGATGATACACCTGCTAAAATTATAATGTTAAATTATAAAACAGCCCCAACATATGGTCGTCAAACATTTGCGATAACAAATGAATTAAGTGACTTATTACAAAATTATATTAAAATATTCAATAAAAAAACAGGCGATTTTCTTTTTGCTACTAAAAGTGGCGACCAAATAAATAAAAATACATTTCTGAAAATAATAGAAAAAGCAATGGATGAAGTATTAGGAAAACCATTAAATATTGATTTAATTAGAAGCATATTAATATCTAACTTTTATGAAGATATGACATCAATAAATGATAAGAAAGAATATGCTAGACGCTTTTTACATTCTCCAAAGGTTCAACAGGAATATGTGAAACTTGATTTACAGGAAGATTAACTGATTGATCAATTTCAACAGGTTTATCTGTAGGTTTAATATCTAATATTTGTAATACTTTGCCAGTTTCTTTACTATATAATATAATTGTATTTGGCATATCTTTTCTATTTCTTGATATATTTCTAAATTGTTCTAATGTATAAGTTTGTTTTTTTAAATTATCATCTTTTAATAAAGTATCTGCTTCACTATTTTTGCCGATTAATTTATTAATTAGTTGTTGTTTTTCTTTTTGTTTTCTTTGTTTTTTACCCATTTCTATATATTATTATATTATAAAAAAAATCTAAATTAATAATATATGAAATATTTCTTTTGTTGTGTATGTAAGAATTATAGAAATGAAGAAACACATTTAAATTATTTAGGTTATAAAGGTGGATGGTTATCATGTTGTAAAATATGTATGGATAAATTAATAAAAGATAAATATGTAGATGATAATTTAAATTTAATTGAATATGTTCCATTGTATAGAATTGAACAAATAAATTCTCCTGACGAAAATTAAAGATAAATGCCAAAATCTATATAACCAGTATTATTATTAAATATAACAGACATTTAATATATTCATTTAATACAAATATGATATATAACGGACAATAACGGACATTATAATAAATAATAACGGACATAATATATATAAAATCCGTATTAAATCATATATAACGTTATATATTACGTATATATTTACTATTATATATTAAAATGTCTATATATAACAGACATTTAATATATATACTCTTAATAAATGACTATATAAACGGACATAATATATATAAATTAATATAAAAAATATATTTTCTAATATATAATATATAGAAATGGATTTAAAAAATGAATTTTTAGAATCTAAAGCAATTTTAAAGGTATCATTACAAGATATTGAATTTAAAATTGCCGAACTAATGACTGAAAAATTAAAATTACAAACATATATTAAGAATGTTAATGAATCATATTACTTTTCAAGTATGGAAACATTAAAAAACTTAATTGATGAATGTGAAAAAGAATTTATAGAGTTAGATAATAACGATGATGCAGTTTTTATTCAATTTAAACCAACATTTAATAAATTAAAACAAAAATATATCGTTATAACTGAAAACTTTGAATCAAATAATTTTAATGATTTTGATTATGATAATAATGATTACTTTTATGAATTTCAGGAATCGCATAAAAAATTAAAAGAATTTATTAATAAATTAAAAGATGATAAATTAAATAATAATACTATGAAAAACTATGAATCAATTAAACCTGATAATACTTTAGGATTAATGGATGATTTAATTAATAAACATAGCGAAGAATTACAAAGAGTTATTAATAGTAATAATAAACCAGAAATGTATAAATTAAATCTTATAGAAATTGATGAAAAACCAAAAAAGAAAAAAAAGTTTATAAGATGTGGTAGTTGTGATGATGATGTAAGATTTTATGGTGCGGATAGTGATACATATGAACCAGAATGTAAAAGATGTGATGAAGTTAATAATTTTAGTAAATCTAAAGTTTTTGATTCTAGTTCTAGTTCAGATTCTAGTTCAGATTCTAGTTCAGATACAGATTAAAATTTTTCATAATATTCATTAATATTATTTAATCCAGTTAATGTTAATAATACACAAAGATTATCAGGATTCAGATAAGAATTCTGATTATTAAAAAATAAATGTCTAAAATCATCATTAGATATATCTTTTAATAAACATTTTAACGATGACCATCTACCACAATCTGAAGTATTGTTATTTTTTGATTGAAAATCTATTTTATTATAATTACATGGTCTAGGGTCATTTTCTATTAATCTTGTTAGATATAATGGATAATGTTTTTCATCAAATGGAACTAAACCGCGAGTTATAGGAGCGTCATATCTATAACCATATGAATCTTGAAAATATAACTCTGTATTATTATTTTGAGATACTAAACAAACAAAATGACCACTATTAGCACTAACTTCATATAATATTACAACATAACCTTCATTTCCCAATAATTGATCAACATTTTTATATTTACCTAAATTTGAATATCTTACAGGGGGTTTTCCTATTAATCTTGCTATATCTTCACCAGTTAAATCTTGCTTTCTAAAATAATTTACTAATTTTTCAATTCCAGCCATTAATATAATATATATTTAGATTATATTAATTATTAAACTAAATGAGCAATTACAGGTGCAAGATGACCTACTGCTTCAAAAGGCATCATAAATCCTTTTTTAAAATCATCAAAAAAAGACCCTGCATGTTCTTCAGGTAATCCGGCAGCCGTTATTAAACCACCTTTTACGTGTTTTTTTGGTCTACCTCTACCTTTATGTTTTTTCTCATGTAAACCGAGTCCGATGGCACCAAGTGCGGAACTAAGGAATCCTGAGCCATGTTCATCAACCATTTCACCCCCTTTTACGTGTTTTTTTGGTCTACCTTTATGTTTTTTCTCATGTAAACCGAGTCCGATGGCATCAAGTGCGGAACTAAGGAATCCTGAGCCGTGTTCATCAACCATTTCACCACCTTTTACGTGTTTTTTAGCCATCTTAGGTTTAGCAGGCATACCTTTATGTTTTCTATATAACGCTGCAACGGCTTTCATTCTATCTGTTTGTTTTGGTAAATGATTAAATTCATGAATATGATTTTTGACAAATTGTCTATATTCGTTTAAAGCACTCATATAATAAAATATAATGAGAAAATAAAAATATTATTATATTAATATTTTTATAATTAAATAATTATTTAATTAATATATTTACATACGTTTTCTTAATCCGGCTGCGGTCATAGCACCACCTTTTTGTTTAGCAAGAAAATCAATAACTTGACCAGTAAGTGGATTTTCCATTACAGATTTAACTGCAGATGCACCTTTTCCTACAAGAGAACGAAGGGAACCAAAAAGAGAACCTGCTTTAACAGTTGGTTGAAATACTTCAGATGATGGCATACCTTCTTTAGGTTGAACTTTAAGAGCAGTTTCGACTTCGCGTCTTGATAATTCGCCAAGATTGTATACACATCCATCAGGTGTAAGATTAGCAGTTCCTTTATAAATTACAGTTACAACAGTTTCAACATCAGCAAAATTATTAGCAGATTGGGCAAGAATAAATGGAGCATTGTTAATCATATAACTAAATTGAAAGTTAACATAACCAGATTCACCGGGAACGATATCACCAGCATTAATATCAATACCAAGATTCTTAACTGGATTAAGAATTACGACAGGATTTTGGCACCACTCGTTCCAGCTACCATTATAGCCATTTTCAACAGCCATACGGAAAATTGTTTTTACGCTAGCACCGGCAAGTTGTCCAGATTTTGTGCCGATATTTACAGAAAGGTTAGCAAGTCCTAAACCATCACCAAGACCACAAGCAGTATCAGCGATATTAATAGGATTAGCAGATGCGGTGCATGCGCCATTTGGATTTACACCAAAACCAGTTCTGTATTTCATAGGGATACGAGAGTTCCACATAATAAGTTCTGGAAGACTAGAAAGACGTAATGTATCTGATTGAATAGTTTTTGTTAAAAATGTATCATTAGTTCCATTAAAGAAATTGGCTTGGACAGCATCAGTTCTTGGAAAATATGTAACATTTTCATAATATGTAGAATAGAGGCGAGGAATATGAACAACATCTTGGCTAACTTGGAGATAAGTAAGTTCGAGACGAGCATTTGTAATTTGGAAGTTTGATATAAGAGTTGGATCAAATGGTGTTCCAGTTGCTACAATCATATCACCAAGATTTGAAAAGTTAAGATAGAGCGACATAGTGTTTACATTAGCAAGATATACATCCTTATCATATATTCCGAATGGTGATTGTAAAAGAGGTTCTGAAATATCCCATACATATGTTGCGTTATTACCTACAACAGTTTTACTGATTGGAATAAAAGAACCACGTGTTGTTCCATCTGAATTTTGGTAATTTGAAAGAGGTTGTTGAGAAGATGCGGAACCATTTGGTATTAAAGTAGCAAGATTATCAGCCATACACGGGCATTCTGTTGCTTGTTGTTTTAGCCATTCTTTTGGTAATTTATGTTGAAGTTGTGAGAGAACTTGACGCGAATTAATAGTTGTAGTGCTACCATTAAGAATTAGTGAAATGGTATCACATACACTTTGGAGGGGAAATGCTCTAAAACTTGCATCAACATTAACATTTGTTACCCAAGGGTCAGAAAATATTGGAAAATTACCACCGCCAGTTTCATTTACAGTAAAAGATACTTGATAACGAATACGAGGATTTTTGCTTACAAGGGTATTAAAAAGTGATGGTGTAACAATTTGCGAGAAAAGGATTTGAGAAGAATAGGGTGTAGAACCACCATCTGCTGGAACTTCAAAATAATTAGCATTTACTGCTGAAATTTCTACAAGACCTACGCTTTCCTTTGATACGTTGATTCTATTATCTAAAACGAGAGTTAAATCGGAACGATTACTAGCCATTTATAAAATAAGAATAGAAAATATTTATATTAAGAAAATTAAATTAAAAAAAATATGATTTTATAACTTTAATGTTTTATATTATTTTAAAACTTTCTAATAAATTGTAATTTACATGTCATATTTTGTTGTGGATTAATTAATAATGTAAATTGCGAACCATTTCTATATTCATATAAAATTTGGAGTTGAATTCTATCTAATGGTAAATTAGAATTCATGAAGAAGGAGCGTAAAAATGGAGGTTGATAATATAATTTTTGCCCTAAGTTTTCAACAAATTGATCAGTTGGAACATCAATATCTGTTATTATATGACTAAAACTATTTATACCATACCAATTACCTATTACGAATATTGTATTTGATTGAAAAAGTATACGTGATAACTCATTAAAAGCATAAATTGTTTTACTATTTTGAGTTATAGATTCTTGTTGAGGATTTAATACAAGTTTATATAATCCTGATTGTTGGTCTAATACTGACTGATAATATACAAGATTTAATAAGTTAAGATTAAATAATATTCCATTTGCAGATTGAGTTAAAACAGATGGATATGATAAAGTGCATAATCCAGTTTGATAATTAAGTGAAAGTGATGGAGGTGTTGCTATAGTTCCTGAACCTAATGCCTGATTTATTTTTGTTGTTGCTTCTACAAAAGCATTATTAATAGCATCTATAAGAACTGAAATATTATAAATATTTACTCCACCGGCATCAATATCTGAACCATTCTTGGTAAATATTCTATATGCACCAGTTAATGTTGATGTAAATACTGATGCTAATGTTTCGGCATTTAATGCTTGAACTTTTCCTTGTAATTTTTGAGAAACCATATATTGCGATGTTACGTCATTTCTTGCGATTGCCCCGCATTCATCACCTAAATCTAATGATGTTATAAGATTTTGAGATTGTAAACCGTATAAATATAATTTTGATTGAATTGTAGGGTCTGTATTTGGCGTATTAGAAAGATAATCATATGTTTGTGTAAATTCTGTAAATCTTGTAAATGTTATAGAGTTATTTATTAAATTTCCTTGATATATTAAAGAATCAGCAGAACCTAAACCATATAATTTATTAGGATTTGAACGAGATACTGATATTGCTTTTAATTGAACATTTGATGTTACTTGTGTCCATCTATGCGTTGATGATGTTGATTGTGGCATATACACGCTTCCTTTAAATGGAATCCAGTATTGACTCATGAATGGTTGATTTGACATAGATGCCACAATAATATTATTTGTTGAATATCCGCCATTTTGCATCAATGATTTAAATTGAACATTATTAAAAACACCTGTTGAATTATTATAATCACCCTCTATAAATAATAAATCTCCAATATTTTGATGAACATTTATTTGTGCTATACTTCTTGTTGTTTCATAAATCATTGTTTGAATTGCTGTTTGTGTATAGGTGCTATCTGTAAATGTTATTTTATAAATTTGTTGTCCAACAGGGTTATTATCTTGTTGTGTTTGAACCATAGCAAATAATGTTGATGCCCCATTTTGTATATCTTTTTGATTTACTGCTATATCACATACAATATTCGGCAAAAGAACCGTATTAACTAGTGTTAAAGTTGTAAGATTATAAATATAAACATTTCCATTACCTCCATTTTCACAAACTGCTAAATGAAGAGCATCTAATTCATAAAATGAACCAACATTATATGCTACTTGAATTGTATATTTTAATGCTAATGTTGATATATCCCTAAAAACTATTTGTTGAGCATTATTTTGATATACAAATGATGAAGTTTGCGGTAAATATGTCATTGCTATCATATTTGTATCAAAATTTGGATGTGTAGATAATAAACTATAATCTATTATACTATAAATATTTAATGTTACACTAGTTCCTGTTCCATATGCTACAAAATATCTATTTCCTTGCTTAAACATTGCTGACGCATTATTTGACCAGACTGAAAAATTATTTATTAGAGAATTTTGTTGGTTTCCATTTGCGTCCCATTGTCTCAATCCCCAAGTCAGAGAATTATATGGATAACCATCTCTTAAACCATTAAATATTAATTCTATTTGAGAAATTGGATTTTGAGATATATATAAATTATTATCACTTCCTACAACTAATGCTTTATTTGTTGTTGACTGAATATCGACATTTATAGGTGTAGGTGAACCTACTGCTGGTAATTGAAATTCACCACATTCTGTCCATACATTTGGTGGATTTTGATTTGGTGGACAACTATAGTTCCAAGCATAATATAAATATGTCAATCCCAAACCAAATAATAATCCTGTTTGTTGTGCTGACCATATACATCCGGAATGAATACTATTTAAATTATTTACTTGAAAATAATTAGCTGGAAGATTTGCTGATGGATATATGATAGCATATGTAAATTGATCAGTTCCTACTGCGAAACCATAACCATTTGTAGGACGTGTAATTGCTAATGATGAAATTACTGAACCTGATGTATATTGTGTATTATTATTTACATTATATACCATTTGATTTTGAGTTCCATAAATTGTATCATCTATTTCATTTGAATTTGCTAAAACATAAGTATTTGCGGTTGATGATATATTTGCTAAATTTTGTAATTGTGTAATTGCTACTTCTTGAATATCTGTTTGTGCTTGATATTGAGCATTATATAAAGTAATCGTATTTTGATTATAACCTACTATAATTTCATTATCTGCTACGCAAAATAATAAATTTACAAGAGGATTTCCTGCTTTATTTGTTGTTAGAGTTGTTTTTTGTGTTAAATTTACTTGTCCTATTTCATTATTCATACCAAAAATATATACTGATGGATTGACGCCTTCATCACATATATATAAATTTTGTCCTCTATCGATATAAATATGTTTTACATGAGTATATTCCAAAGTTTGTAACAAATTATTATTTTCATCAATTACATAAACTTTATTTGGAACTTCTGATAAATTATCATAGGCAATAACAAATAAATTTGAATAATCATCAATGACAAAATTATAAACTTGAATATTTGGAACTGCCACAAGTAAATTTTGACTTGAAACTTCTGTTAATACGCCTGCTGATGTATATTTATATTTTGTTACTAATGTTGAACCTTTTGGACAATTCCATACAAAATTATCTTGATTTGCATTTACTTGTCTTACATATGATAATTCTTCGGTTGTTCCTATTTTTAAACCAACTTGATATCTTTTTAATCCAATATTTGATGCTGTTAATGGAATAGTTGATAAATCAAAAGATGCTTTATTTACTCCTACAGAATAATTATTAGCATCATTAAATAATGGATATATTAATTTGTTATCAGAATTTGCTGGAATAGGTGTATTAGTTGAATTATATTGTAAAACGTCATAATATACTGTATTTTTTGATGTAAAATCAGTCATTGATATAAAATATAAATAGAAAATAAAAAAATCTTTATAATATTATATTTTATAAATTATATTGTTCCGATAGTATGTTCTCCTATGTAGTAGGATGGATATGTTTTTTTTATTAAAACGCCTCTAGAATCTATATTCATAATTTCATCTATCTTTTCTTTATTATTTCCTAAAACATATGCTTTTAATAATTTTTCTGCATGTGCTTTGTTTGCTTTTGGAAATATTACATAATAATGCGATTCTAATAGTTGTGCCTTCGCATGTTTAACATTACCCATTAATGGATTATGAGATACTGCAATTGTTGATACTTTTAAATGTCGCCCTCTTTCTAATAATTGAACTTTTATCTCTTGATATACTTTTGCTATCTTATTATCTGTATCTATATCATCTAAAATCACAACTGATTCAGGTGGTATATCTTCAATCTCAAATGGTTTATCAAACTCTTCTTCATATGATAATATATCTAAATGTATCGGTGCAGGTTTTAATGACTTAAAAGCAGGGTCATCTTTTACAGGCGACATTATAAATATAAATTTAGGTTTATTATGTTTTAGTAGATTCGCAATATAATAACTTTTTCCACTTCCGGTTAATCCACTAACAAACATCGTATACCATTCAGGTAATATAGGTGTTAAATTTACACTTTTAGGATAATCCAAATAATGTTTTAATGATGCTTCTATAAATTCTAAACCATCTTCATATTTTCTTTGTAATTTATCAGGTATTATGTGTTTATGTTTATATCCCATTAATAATGTATCTAAATCTGATTTTCTTAATTTTTTATCTCTTGTTATGTATTCTTTAAATATTTCATATCTTTTTTCATCTGTTGTTTGAACTTCTGCTTTTTTATTTTTTTCATCTTCTTTAATGTATATCAACTTTTTAGGGTCATTATTTATCATAGCGATTTTAGTTCCTCCATTTAAACTTAGCATTTATATAATATGAATAGAAATTATATATAATAATATTATATGTCTAAATATAGTGTTGTATTATCAAAAAGTGATAATCCTAAAAAAAAGTATAAAGTTATCGTAAGTGACGGTGATAAAAAAAAGACATTACATTTTGGACAGGCAGGTGCAAGCGATATGACGCAACATGGTGATATTGACCGTCGTATTAACTATTGGCGTCGTCATAGTGGTATGGGTGAAGATTGGTCAGAGGATGGTATATTTACAAAAGGATGGTGGAGTAGATACTTATTGTGGCAAGAGGATAGTATTCCTAAATCTAAAAAGTTTATAAAAGATAATTTTAATGTTAAATTTGTGAAAAAAATCTAATATAATAATATATTAAAATGGATGTTCAAAAGGTTAAAGATAAAAAGGCACAAGTAAAAATTGATTGTAAATGTAAGGCTAAAGATAATAAAAAATATTGTTGTGAATGTGATGACATGGATGCTAAAGCAAAAAATAAGAAATAATTTATATATTATTTTAATTATTTTTAAATATATTGATTTAAAAATAAAATCTATATAATAATATATAGAAATATGGAAAATCTTGAATTGATCAAAACTAAAAAAACTGAAAATGGCAAATATTCAAAAGAACAAAGAAGAGATTACATGAAGCAATATTATAAAGATAATGATAAATCTGAAGTTTGTGAAATTTGTGGCGGTAAATACAAAAGTTTAACAGGAAAGCGTTATCATGATAGAACAAAAAAACATTTATCTGCAAAAGTTGTTTATAAAAATGAGACACTTAAAAAAAATGATGATAATATGCGTGATAAAATAATTCAAAAACTTGTCGATGAAGTTGATATTTTAAAAGGTTTATTAAAATTAAAAACTGATGATAATTCTGATGTTTTTAAACCAACTGATGATAAATTAGTTGAATAATTTTTTATAAATAGTTTTTTATTTTTGGTTTAGGTCTAGGTGGTATATCTATAGGTAGACTTCTTGATATTTTTGGAGATTGTTTTGGTGATGGATTATTAACTTCTAATAAACTAGTCGTTTCAGTAATATTTACAGGTGATGGTGGTGGCGCTTTTAATAAATCATTTTCTTTATTGTCATTTGTATTTATTTCAATAACACCGCAACATTTAGAGTTTTTAATATGTGTAAGTATACTCACAATAACTGCACCTATCGCTATCGATAAACTTATTATATCAATCATATATTATTATATAATATAAATATCTATTATTATTATATAATGAGTTTAGTAGGTTCAGTTTCTTTAACAAATGGAAATGGTGTATATCTAGGTAAAGTAAATTTAAATAATTTTGATGCTTCGGCTAATTCAATTGTATATTCTGTAGATGGTACAAATATGAAAGGTAATCAATATTTAAATTATGATGAAACATCAAATACATTAATTTTAAATAATAATCCAAATGGAAATAATGCTCATATTAGTTTAAATGGAGATACTGGTGGAGTAAATAAGGCATTAACTAGTAATGGTGCTTCTGGATTAAAATGGGTTCCATTAGCGGATGGACAAACTAGATATGTTTTTTCTGAAATAAATCAACAGCAATCAGTTCAAACATCAAATCCATTAGTATTATATGAAAAAACAAATCAATATAATATAGTTCCTAATTTACAATCATTTATTTCAGCAAATTTAAATATAAATATAAATGGTGGTGCAGATATATTAACATTACAGTTATATGATTTAGATTCAAGCACAAATTATGATGTAAAAATATTTAATGTTCCAGCAGGACAGCAAACAATACCAGTTTTATTTACATTTACACCGACAGGTTATTCAGTAAATTTTCAAATAATAGCATCAATAGCAACACATACAATAAATGTAGATTTAAATTCATATATATCTGTTTATATGAATCAATTAGTTCCAAGTTCTTAAAAATTTAATATAATTCTTAAGAATAATCTAAATAAGCCTGTAAAGTTGTTATAGCGTTTGTTGTTTGTAAGCATATATATTTAGGACAAGCATTTAAAGCAAAACCAAAGTAGCCTGTAATACTAGTAGAAATATTATATGAATATTGTGATGGATAAAAATTTGAACCATTTTGGCTAAATAAAACAGTTAATGTTGTATCATCTGAACAAACACCATATATTGTTAAACATTTAACAGGTATAGCAGATAAATTAATAACTGATGTATAACCTCCAGCAACAATAGAACCCTGAATGAATATGCCAGAACCTCTAGTATTAACACATGTATAAATATTTGATAAAGTTGTATGAGTTGTGGCATCTGATACATTCAAAGCACCAGCAGTATAACTACAATTAGTATCTTTAACATTTAGACTACCAGTATTAAAAGACATATTAGATAATGCAGAATTTGTGATAGCAACAGAAGTATTTTCTACTTGAACTCTTAACGAATTATTGTCAACAAAAGCACTATTCAGCGAATTTATATTAACCTCAAGGTTATTAGCACCATCAAAAGTAAATTTATTTAAATCAGATACAGCAGTTGAAAGATAACTATGAGTTGAAGAATCAGATACATTTAATGTGGCATTAGTTGTGATATTAGATAGATTAACATTTTGTGTAGCAGGAAAATTACCAACATCGATATAACTATTAGTAATATTAACATTTTGTGTAGCAGGTAAATTATCAACATATGTATGAATTTGAGCATTTTCAACAATAACTTTTAGATTATTTTGTGTATCAAATTGTAAATTATCTAAATTTGTATTAGAAACTGGAACTGATGTATTAGTAATATTAACATCTTGAGTAGCAGGAAAATTACCAACACTGACATTTAATGATGTATTTGTGATATTAGCATCGACCGAACCAGAAACAGGAACAGAAGTATTTGTAATATTTACATCTTGATTAGTTGGAAAGTTATTAACATCAACAGCACCAGCGATAGGAATAGCAGTTGTATTAGTTATATTAGCATCAACCGCACCTGATACAGGAACAGAAGTATTTGTAATATTAACATCTTGAGACAATGGAAAATTACCAACGCTAACATTTAATGATGTATTAGTTATATTAGCATCAACAGAACCAGAAACAGGAACAGAAGTATTTGTAATATTTACATCTTGAGACGATGGAAAATTAGCAACACTGACATTTAATGATGTATTTGTGATATTAGCATCTACTGACCCATTCACAGTTTGTGTAGATGGAAAATTACTAACACTAACAGAACCAGAAACAGGAACGGAAGTATTTGTAATATTTACATCTTGATTAGTTGGAAAGTTATTAATATCAACAGCACCAGCGATAGGAATAGCAGTTGTATTTGTGATATTAGCATCAACTGAACCAGAAACAGGAACAGAAGTATTTGTAATATTAACATCTTGAGACGATGGAAAATTAGCAACACTGACATTTAATGATGTATTTGTAATATTAGCATCGACAGAACCATTTACAGTTTGTGTAGATGGAAAGTTATTAACATCAACAGCACCAGCGATAGGAATAGCAGTTGTATTAGTTATATTAGCATCAACTGCACCTGATATAGGAACTGAAGAATTTGTAATATTTACATCTTGATTAGTTGGAAAGTTATTAACATCAACTGATCCAGTTATAGCAATAGATGGATTTTGTATTGTTGTTTCTACAACTTGATTTAATGATACAGGTTGAGTAGCAGGAAAATTAGTAACATCTACGTTTAATGATGTATTAGTTATATTAGCATTAACATTTCCAGTTAAATTAAGATTACCGCCTACAAAAACAGACCCATCTTGATTAAGAGGATTAATAATATTAACATCACCACCAGAACCTCCACTTGAAACAGGATAATCTTTATACAATACTGAAAAATTTAAACTTGTTTGATTTGTATTTGTAATATTTCTAACAGTAAAATAAACATATCTAGATGTTGAATTTATACTGTTAAAATAGTTTGAATTTGCCGTATAACTATATGTGTTGTTCTCTATTAATACTTTATCATTACTTGTATAATAAGTAATTTCACAATTTGTATCAGCATTTAAATTAATCTGCACATTTTGATATTTAAGAATGTCATCCCATGAACCGATATAAATGGCATTTGCTCTTAACGGTATATTCGAATTGTTATTTAAACTTTGACTCATTATATATTAATCATAGAAAATATATTATTATTTTTATTATTAATTTTTTATTAATTTTTTATTTTATATAGTTAATATATAATGGAAGAAAATAAAAATATATCATCAAAAGATTTATTTAAACAGTATTTATCTACTCGCCGTAATATTGAGCGAACTCTATCACCTGAAGAGAGAGTTAAACTTGATTCTCATATAAAAAAGGAAGAAGAAGCATATATAAAAAAAAAAGAAAAACAAAGAACTAAATATAAGGAAAATAATGAATATAAACAAAAGGTTATAGAGAACGCAAGAAAGAATTATGAACGGAAAAAAAAAGTTAATACAGTTAAACAAAATAAAGCCGAATATGAAAAAGAATATAAAGTTTTAGATTTGGAAAGTGATGAAGAAGACAATAATAATCATATTAATCATGAAGAAAGTGTAGAAGAACCACAAGTAATAAAAAAGACTGACTATTCTAGATGGTGTTAAAAAAATATGTTTTCTATACTTTAGAAAAAAATATTTTTTTTAGGTTACCCTGTTTGGAGGATTTAATATATAAATAATTTCCGCCAATCAAGGTAACCTTAATAATATTTAATATCTATATTTACTTTTAACAAAAACTATATATTATTTTTAAATATCTATATTTATTTAAAAATATTATGGTTACCCTGTTTGGAGGATTTAATATTAATAATAAAAATCAAAATCAAGGTAACCTTAAAATTCTAATACAAATTCTTTATTATCTTTATGTTTAGTTGTTTTTTTCTTATCACTTTTATCTTTGATTAGTTTATTAAATCCTTTCATGTTATCTTCATATTTATTATCATTAAGATTTTTATTTGCAAAATCAATGAAATCATTATAATGTTTAGGAATTATATCCATTAGATTAAGTTTATATGTATATGTTCTATCTTTCATTGTTTTTCCATGTTTAATAGTTTCCATTTTATAGCCAAATGAATTAAATACAGCATTTAGTCTTTGAATTAATAATAATGTATTAACACTTCCATCATCATTATTGATATCTTCAATTTTTGATGTTCCAAATGATGCTCTAAATTTAGTATCATTAAAAATATCTTTTGTTTTTGGTAATTGATCAATTAATTCTTCTCTTTTAATTTCTTTATTTCTGATACCAATTGTATCAACTAATTTATTATAATAATCATATTTAATTGCTATTACTTTTTTATCAAAATTATTACCAAGATATTTATTATCAAGTGTTGAAATACTATATTGAATGTTATTGAATATTTTATATTTTTCTAATGCTTCAAGTTTATGTTTACATTTATCATTACATTCATGTTTATTTTTTTCAATTCCAAATTCTAATTCATCATTATTATCATCATTATTATCAACATTACAACCAATATCATTTTTTTTTAAGTTATAATCAATTTTATCACACATATTTTTTTCATTAAGTTTATTGTAAAATTGATAACAAAAACCTTTTAGAATATGTAATTTACGATAATATTTTTTAAATGTATCTTGATCAATATCTTTATTTAGTTTAAATTTTGTATAATAAACAAATTTTTCAGCACTAAATTTTTCATCTTTAGTAGCATTACCTTTTTTACATTTTTCACGAATAGCATCAAAATCATCACTGTTAATATCTTTGGCAGTATATATATTTTTAATATTATAATTTACTTTTTCATCTTTTTCATCATCTTCATTATCTTCTTCTTCATCATCTTTATAATAAAATGCTGGAGCATCAACACCGCCATAAGATGAAAATTTAACATATTCATCTTTATCATGTAATTTAAATTGAAATCCTTTCTTTTTAGCATAATAATTAAATACATTTAGAAAAGCAACTGATTTTGCATTAGATTCCCATTTATTCCATAATTTAATATGTTCAAAAGCATTAATTTTTTTATCGCCTAAATTTTCTTTTATTTCATGAAATGGTTGAATTTCAGACCACATTTTCCAAGATAAAGATTTATTACATAATACTAAAATATTTGTGTTATTTACAATTCTAACTCTAAATAACATTTGAAAGTATTCACGAGGGCAAACACTACCACCACAAACATAACCATAAATTTTATCAAAATATTTTTTATTAAAATCAACACCAACACTAATTGTAGGTGAATAAATAACTAAATCATATTTCATAAATAAAGTTTCAACATCATCTAATTGTTTCTTAATTGATCCATCTGTGCTAGCATTAATAATTAATACTTTATATTTTTTATTAAACATATCATAAACTTGTTCAGTAAAATTAGAAGATGTTGATACTAAACATACTTTTTTATTTTTTTTCAAATCTTCTGTGATACATTCTAAATATCCTTTTTCATCATAAACTACATCAATAGAATATTCAGCACCTTGATTAACATTAAATACTGGTTTATCTGTATAATCATAATATTGTTGAAGATATGATATTTCTCTATTACTAATATCACCATCTAAGAAATATGTTTGAGTTGATAAATTAATAATTGACATAAAAACATCATGAACTTTTTCAACATCAATAATTTCTTTATGGTCAAATTGAGTTAATAAACTGCAAAATTCATCACAAATAACTAAATCATATGGTTTAATTTTTAATTTAAAATCTTTGTAATATGTAATTTTCATAAGTGAATTAAGTGAAATAATAATTTTATCATCTTTATGACTTAGTTTATTATCAGTATCAAGATAATTTTTAAAACCAAAATTTTCAAATCTTGAACAAATATTTCGAGAAAGTGATTGTCGCATAACTAAAAATATTATTCGTTTTTTAGAATATAAATCAGTAATAACATCTTCAATATATTTTGTTTTACCACTACCATATCTACTTTTAATTACACATAATTTAGTATCATCATCAAATAATTTATTTTTATAATAATCAAGTTTATCAACATCTATTTTTTGAATTTCACCTTCAAAAACATCATAATTATGACCAAATACAGTAGAGTATGTTCCATTATTATCATCTTCTCTTGCGTATTTATATAATGTAAATTTGCTAAAATCTGGAACATATTCATTTGAATAGAATTGATTATAAATTTCTTCATATGATACATTTTGATATTTACCTACTTTGCTTCTTTGCCATAATATCTGTGCAACTTTTTCATCATTATTACAATTAAAACAAGCAAATAATGTAGCACGCCATTTTTCAAAATCTAAAAATCTATCATTAGATAAACAACTTATTAATATTTGTATTGTTTGAAATTTAATTTTTTCAATTTTGCCATCATAATTTTTATGAGATACATAATTTTTACGATTAATACAAACACCTCCATCATCATCTGTAGTTTTTTTAGTATTTGATGAATCTAATAATAATTTAACATAATCAAATATTTGATCATTCATAATTTTTAATCCATCTTTTTTGATTAGACTATATTTATATGTTATATCTTCAAAATCATATGAACCAAAAAAGATAACACCGCCATTACCTCTAGTATCAAAACCATAATTAGTATTAATACCAGATGCTTTAGTTTGTTTTTCATATACA